AAAAAACGAGTCCATCCTTCAGCATTAATATATGGGTGTAAAACAATAGGACAAGCCCAAATATGATCATCACCAAAGACTACAATAACTATAATCATAAGAACAAGCATATTCATAACCATATCAGCTATATGAGGATTTCTTTCTATTACATCCATACAATAAAGATAGAAAAGAAGTGCCATTATCCAACTATCTCCATGAGATGTATCTTTACCACCAGAATGCATAACTCCTCTCATAAATTGCCAAAAATTACCCAAATGAAGAACAATTTTATGACTAATCTTATACATAAGAGTCTTTAAAAAAAAACTCCATACACTCACGAGCATTGTCATCATAATCATCCCAAGCAAAGTATCTTCCACCACACGCAACATAAAGCATAAGCATCCAGTCCTGAATATTCTTATCAAGTTGAGAAATATCACCATCAACCCAAAAAAAACGATCATCATCATAATGTAAATAAAGAGCTAAAAGATAAGCACCTCCCCAATTAAATGTCATTCCTATACGAATAAGTTTACCAGTTTCTTTTTTTCTACGATGATCCATTAAAAAATGAGAAAATAAAATAAGTTTTAAAGAAGGGCAAAAAAACTCCCTCATCTTATCGAGAAGTTTTATCAAATCCTCCTCTTTAAGAGAAGTAGCTTTTCGCCACTCTTGCTTCTGACGAACAACCTCAAGATCAACAAGATCTATAGGCTCACCGTTAATTTTACCTACTATAAACCTATGAAGACCACGAATAGCAGGTTCAAGAATAAAAATCTTTTTTCCAGTATCATGAACAAAGTGTTTAACACCGTCCACCTCAACGACACCAGCCTTCAAAAGATCAATACCTCCACCTGTATTAAGATTTATCCATTTAACACATTCTCTAGGATCCCAAAGCAAATGATGTTTTCCAACATACTTATCAGTATCTATCGCAACATGCATACACTTAAGAGCATTGGGAAGAAGACGACGAAGTCTAAGAAAAGACTCACCACGCCTAGCAGTATTTTTACCAAAACCAGCAAACATATTAACTTGTTTACACGCTGTCATATTATTAGTCGAAAAGACTACTCTAGGAAAAGTAGGACCCATAAAATCGCCTTTAAAATCCATTTTATAAGAAAAAGGCTCATAAACAGTATCTTCCCAACTAAGAATACGAACACATCGATCTACAAGAGAACCTTTAGCATAATTAGAAACTCCACAAATTTCATGAAGATAATTTTTTGTAAGCTTAGCAACCAAAGGTCGAACATATGAAGCAGGTTGAACATTTGTCTCAATAATAGCATTACGATGTTTAGTAACTGGACGAAGAGCTAAATTACTCTTAGCAACATGATGCCTTCTATAAAATGACAAATAGGAGGCATAATGCTTTTCTTTACGCTCTTCGACTTTACCATTTTTCATATAATAACGAGCAATAATTTCAGCATAAACATTAGCTACCATTTCTTCCTTAGAAGAATACATAGTAATACATCTTATAAGAGGGACTATTTCATCATTAACATGAAAAAAACCGATAACAACAAGACATACACTCATGCAAAG